ATGAAATATTAGTTTTACAACCGCAAAGGAAATTGAAAGAATTTAATTAAGAGTATTAAAATAATATGAAATATTAGTTTTACAACCGCAAAGGAAATTGAAATAATATCTTTGAGGAAAATATCCATTAAGTGTAATATTTATATCGTAAACAACAAATTATTTTGTATTTTAATATTAGAAACTGTAAATGATCAAATTAAAAAACGAGAGAGTTAATATATATCTTTCGGGAGGCGGCACAAAATGTAGTTACCAGGGTACATTTTTAAAAAAACTTAATGATAATAATAATTATTCTATTGAAAATATTATCGGATTATCATTCGGTTCAATTGTTGGTTATATGACATGTCTCGGACTTTATGATGAAATTATTGAGTTTTGTAAAAATTTAACACCAACTGCTCTTGTACCTTGTTCTAATCTATATATATACATCGTAAAATTCAGTGAAATTGTCAGCAAAATTCCACTGATAGGCACATACATGAGTCAACATATAGCAGTTATTGCAAAAATATTATGGATAGTTATTGCGATTAGTCAAAAAGGATTATTTATCCCAGAATTCGGAGAAAAATATTTAGAAAAAATACATACACAAAACATAGAAGATTCGGATGCAAAATTAAATAAATTTTGGTGCATTGTATATAATGTGACAAAAAATAAATTGGAAATAATAAACGGTACACATCCTTTGATTAAAAAATATTTGGTGGCATCTTGTTCTTTATGGATAATATTTCCACCTGTTAAGATCACTAGATTGTCAACCGAATGTGATTGTGTGGATGGATGTAATTGTTCAAAATCAGAAACATATTGTACGTGTTCTAATGAATCTCACAAAATAAATGAATTTATAGATCCAGGATTCACGAGATTTATACCATATGGTAACGATTCTATATACGGCAACACCGAATTTAGTCGACGAATAAATAATGAAGACATTGATATTGATCTTGTTTGTACAACTATGAATATAAAAAGATTAGGAGATAACGCATGTAATTTCAATACCGGGAATAATTTATTTGAGTATCTTGATAATCTCGTCACCATGTGCGCCGATATGAGCCAAAAAAATATTATTCAAAATGAATGGAATAGATATATAAATCAGAAAACATATATCATAAATTATGAATCTCCAATTAAAAAACCGACAGATATAAATCGTGAAATGATAAATAAAATATTAGCGGATGGAGAAAAATTATATGACAAATTTATCGATACTAATAATCTTCCGCATCAGAATGATCTAAATCGAGTTCCACGTCTGAATCACCATCAACTGGTGCAGGATTCGCGGCTACTTTTGATTGAGCTGGATTCTTCGCCCGAACAATAACCTTTTTGTTTTCTTTCTTTTTTTTAGATTCATTAACAGAATTTGTTAATTCATCTAATTTATCTTGTGATAAAGTGATATCAGCGTCAGAAGTTTCAAAAATTTTGATATTTTGAATATGTTTCTTGTCCTCCTCGATGTTCGTGTTATAAATTTCTTCCTCCACTGTATCGCGTATAATGAATCGCACAACTTCTACTTCATTCATTTGCCCAGTGCGATGAGCTCGTCCAATTGCTTGTCCCTCTGTATTTTTTCTGTATTCATACGTCCCAACAACAGGATCAACAATAATGACTTTTTGGGCTTTTGTCAAGTTTGTGCCAGATGCTGCACTTTCTGATGATAACATAATAACACGCATTTTAGGATCAGAAGTAAATGTGCGAATAGCTTTGTCTCGTTGCCACACGTTACCTCTACAGAATACATTTTTGATACCGTAATCATCCAATATAACACCGATCTTTCTTAATAAATCATCCCATTGTGAGAAAATAATAACATGATCATTTGATCTTTTAATGTAATATATTATATTAGCGAGTTTTGTTCCTACTTCATTAATGAGGGTATTTTTATCTTGAATTTCTTTTGCAGGTTCATTTTTACGTTTACGTTCGTATGATATCATGAATAGTTCATTTTCTTTAATCGATTTCTTACAGAAAGGACATTCATGTCTTTGAGAGATAATCATTTTAATACATTGGTAACAAAAGATATGACCGCATTTTGTCACACCAATATCATTTTCTGGAATTTCTGACAAACAAATACCACACAATTCCTCTTCCTCATCAGAATCAGAATCAGAATCAGAATCAGAATCAGAATTATCATTATCATTTTTGGTATTATTGGCATCGTCACCCTTTGTTGTCGTTTTCTTAATGCGATCAACAACATTTTTATAAAATTCACATGTTGTTTTTTTTCCGTTATAAACTTTTTGTGCATCTGCCAGTTTTATATTTACTTGTCCAATATATTCGTTAATATGTTGAATTGCCATTGATTTATTTGCTTTCAGTTGTATACCAACAAGACCAATAATTTCCATTTGGTTATCATCAGATATTACTATATGTTTCTTGTGTGGAACTTGGATGTCGTCTTCATCATCACTATCTTCGTCATAATTATCATTCATATCAAGTCCTAAATTTCCTAGTTCCGATGGATCGATATCATTTAGATCGATTTTATCTCCTTCATTTTGGTTAGGATCATCATCTTTCTTGATTGCAACTGTATAACCAAGTTTTCTTAAAAAACGTCTTTGTCTTTTACGTTCTATTTTTTTAATTTTTTTTTCTGATAAAGCTATTCTGTTTTTAAGATATAGTACAACCTTTTCAGAATTTTTCATAGAAGTTTCATAATGGCTTATCATCATTTTTTCTATATCAGCAAGAGTCTTACAATTAGACAATACCTCTTTGATTTCATCAGCCAATTTTGGATGGCAACATAATTGTCGTAAAAATATACTGAATTTGTCATTATTTGGATTTGCGAGATAAGCATTATACATCATGCGCTCTGTTTGAGTGAATTTCAACCAAACAACACTTTCTTTAAGAGGTGGTAATTGGTATTCAGCAGAAACACTTTTTTTGGTATTTCTTCTGAAAAACCATTCTTTCATGTATTCAACCACAACTGGAATAGTAAGAACACGATCTCCGTATGGATTTCCATATCTTGTTACAAAATCCATCATCTTTAGTAGACATACATCACCTTTGTCAAATGGTGTACCGGTTACACACCATCTATAGGTTGAATCAAATGTTGGTACAAGATTTCTCATGTGTTCATATTTAGTCACAGTATAGATTTCATGGAATTCATCAATAATAATTCTATGCCAGTGAATTAAATTTAGAATTGGATTCACTTGGAATATGGATGTTGGATCTTTCACTAGTTCAGCACCCATTTTATCAAAAACTGATTTTACTGATGCCAAATTAAATGCTGTTGTCTTATGGTATGTTTTAACTGATGATAATTTTGTCATCCATTTGCTAAGATATGCTTGATTATCCAAAAAATTATACGATACGATTACAAAATCTGCATCCAATAAATCCTGATAAGTGTATTTATCAAAATGTGTTTTAGTTAGTAAAGGAATAATCTTAACATCAAAATCATCTGTGATGTTAACCATTTTCTCTATTTCTCTTTTCCATTGTCCACATAACTGGTTGGGGCACATCACAAGTGTTGCACGACTGAATAATTTATTTTGATTTGGTCGAATATAAGATGTATTCGTTGCTTGGTTTAGTAATGATAACGCTGTTGTTTGAATAGTTTTACCCAATCCAACTTCATCGATTAAACCACCTCCATAAAATGTCATCTTTTTTCTATCATCTCCTGTTGTGAATGTTTGTTTCAATGAATCGTAAAAAACATCTCCAATAACAACCTCTTCATTGATATTGAAAACAATTGTCTTCGGTTCAATTTCTCGTTTTAACATCCAGTAAACTGATCTTTTTTGATATGGAAATAATTGACATTTCAAAAATTCCGGATTCTCATGCATTTTGTCAACAACATCACCAGTCTTCGATTTTATAGTTGTTATAATTTCCGTGGAAAATGTTTGTGTATTAACAGCAGTCGCCATCACAGAACCAGATACTCTTGCTCTGTTGTAGTTATTATGATATCTACATAATCCAATCAAAAAAGCTTGAAATGGAATTTGTAATTTATCAACAATATATTTTTTTAATAGAACATTATTTATACCTATCACCGTGTATTTTGTAACACCATTATAATTACCATTATTGTTCGTTATGAACATTATAACCTGATATAATTGTTGATCAAGTGTCGCAGGTATATTATATACACCGCCATATTTATTGAATTCGGTGATTGCATCATCACCAATTAATTGGACATAATCAGATGAAAATAAATCATTAAGTGTTATTTTTACAGTCAATGGATTATCATAATTATGGGCATTCGCTGCAAATTTATCGTAAAACAACATCGTATATCCATCAACCTCTAAACTCATTTTTTATATTATATACTGGATTTATAACAAATTGTATTTATATGATTTTATTTTACTTATAATATAATAATTTATTGTTTATTCAATTTTTTTTGATTGATTTATATAAGATATGGTCTTGAAATATTTAAATATAACTAAAATGATTTAAAGATTCCGTCATAGTATAGATGTATACTATACAATATGGCAGGCAAAAACCAAGCTGTTCAAGAAACTAAAGGTAACACAAAAAGTAATCGTGTAATTAAAAAATCAAAATCAGAAGATCAACCGAGTCAGACAACTGAAGTTACTCCAGTAACTCAAACAGTTCAAGTTAATCAAAAAACTCAAACAAGTAAAAAAGGTAAAGTTGTTCAAGATAAAACCACTAAAGAACAATTAGATCAATTATGTTCTGGTGTCATTAATACAGTTGAATCAGAATGTAAAAATGAAAGCAATGTATGCGCATCAGGATCAGAAACAGAAACAGAATCAGGAACAGGAACAGGAACAGGAACAGGAACAGGAACAGAATGCGTTTCAGAATCAGAAAAAAAACCAGAAGAACAATTAAAATTCAAGGTTGCATTGAGTGAATTAAGAAGTAAAGTTGCACAACAAACGGAATCTTTGAAAGACCTCAAGACATCATTAAAAAAATTGGAATCGTTGTATGATCACGATCTTTCAAAAGCTGTCAAATCAAAACAAAAACGTACAAAATTAGATGATAAAACAAAGGCAACAGGTATTTTCAAACAGAGGGAATTATCAAAAGATTTGGCAGAATTAATCGGAGAAAATGAAGGTACTGTGATGTCAATGCCTGAATACACAAAGAAATTCTTTAAGATGATGAAAGAAAATGATTTGTTATGTAAGACCGATGGAAGAGTATTCAGAGCAAATGATAAAATTATGAAAGTATTTAATTTACCAGCAAGTGTAAATGAATCAACAAATCATAAAGATAAAGATGGATTTAATTTTTGTAATCTTCAGACTCATATTTCCCGAGTCAATAAAGTTAATGATAAGTAATTCATTGAATTATTAATTTATTAATTTACTAATTTACTAATTCACTAATAATTTTAAGAATCATATATTTTTAAAATTAATATTATTGGTCGGCATATATACATTTAATATACTTAAAAAAATACTGTATAATTTATTATTATAACTAACCTGATAATGTCTGAGTATGAATATAATTTATCTGATGATGAATGTGACAATTTGTGTGATAAGTTTCATAATAATTTAAATTTAGAAAATGATGGATATTATTACGGACAAAAAAAATCATCGTATGAATATACTGTTAACGACGAAGTCAAAGGATGTGATATTTGTTTTGAAGAGGAGATTCAAACAATAAAAACTGAATGCGGTTGTTCTACGAAATATTGTAAAGAATGCATTAAATTAATGGAAAATACATGTTGTGTTTGCAAAAATTTATTACTTAAAGTAGAATACGTTATTCCTAATAAAATTAACAATAATTATTATAATCATGATGGACAATATAATGCTACACAAGGTAATAGTCTATTAAATCTTGTTGCAACTGGTGCAATGGATCATTATTTAACAGGTAATCCACAGATATCATTTTTTAAAACAATATATAAGAGACATACTAATTTTTGTACTGATATAATAGAACAAAATTATAATAATTATGATAGTTTTAATAATATCAATACATATAATTTTGCATTAGATCCAGAAAATTGTCAGCCCACTGGGTCGTGCAATTACTCAAAAATTGATGTGGATTGTTTAAATAATTTAGAAATATCGAACTGTAATAATTATAGTAATTATAACAATAAAAGTAGCTGTCATGGTGGTTTAATGAGTCTTGTTTCTTGTGGGGCAGACTACGATTGTCCTCAAACTTATTCAAAACCCGACATTAAAAATAATAAAAATAATAAAAATAATAAAAATAATAAAAATAATAAATGTAATAATTATACAAATAAACATGCTAAGATATACAATAAAAGATAAATACTCAGATACTTAAATATATGTCATAACTATATTTTTATATTGAACGAAATAATGAATATGTCAGACAATGAATATAATTACAATGATTATAATGATTATGATGATTACGATGATTACGATCATTATGGTGATTATGGTGATTATGGTGATTATGGTGATTATGGTGATTATGGTGATTATGATTCAAACGATGAATCAAATAAGTTAGATAATAATGACAATAATAATAATGATAATGATAATGATAATGATCCAACAAACATCGAACACCATTATGGAAATAAAAAATCGGAATATGAATATATTATTAATGAAGACGTTTATGGATGTGATATTTGTTTTGAAGAAGAAATTCAGACAATAAAAACAGAATGCGGATGTTCTGCAAAATATTGTAAGGAATGTATTAATAAAATGGAAAATAAGTGTTGTGTTTGTAAAAATTATTTACTAAAAATAAAGTCCGTTTTACCACATAACAATATTAATTTCGATGGATTTGGTGGATTTGGTGGTCACGGGGGCGGTTTGATGCAATTGATTGCCTACGGTGCAATGGATGTATATTTAACTGGAAATCCTCAAGAAAGTTTTTGGGATGAAAGTAAAAAGTGTGAATAATATTGGAATAAAATTTCCTCCCGTATGATAATTATAATGTAAATTAAATTATATTATAAAAATGAGTCATACAAATAGTTTCAAAAATTTTATTGATGAATTAACGTTCGGGTCATACATTTTGTCATACAATATAACAGAATCAAAAGCAAGTCAAAAATTTATATCAGGAATGTTTAAATTGTTAAATAAAATGTCAAAAC